CTTTGGTTATTGAGCTTAAAGATAATTTTTACGATGTTTGTATAGATAGGGGAGGGCCCCCAGCAGCTATCCTTTTTCCACAACCGTTCTGTTCTGTGTCTTGCTCTTGCGTTTTGTCTTGTGTTTTTTATTGCCGTTCTTGTTCTGCCATCTGTTATCGTTTCTGTTGTCTTCTGTTTTGCCTGCCTCTTTTCTGTTGTTGATTCTGCGTGTTGTTTTATCTCGTAATTTAAGCGCGTAGATTTCTCGCTGTTTTTCTGTTGTTCGGCGTGTTGTGTTTGTGGTGTGGTATTATGTAACTATCAGCTAAGGAAAGGAAGGATGGTAATTGAGATGCTTAGAACTAAGGCTTTGGTTATTGAGCTTAAAGATAATTTTTACGATGTTTGTATAGATAGGGGAGGTGACCCAATTTTATATATGGTTCATGGCGCTATTGATGCTGAGATGGCTCTTCGCTCGGCTTTTGAATATAAGTATGGTGATTGTGATTATACGTATACGTGTTGCAGTAAAGATGGTGTTTACTGCCTATATGATGTTGAGGTAATTGATGAACCTTTTTATGAGTGAGGCTGATGTCTGGTTAGGAGTTTTGAGTTAAGATATAGAAAGCCCCCCTAGGTTATATTCCTAGGGGGGCTTTTGAGTCTCAAGTCTCAAGTGGTAATCAGTTTTGGCGTAGTGGGTTGTATGCGACTCCGAACCCGCCGGCGATGATGCCGGCAGCAGTGCTGATGAATCCGCCGATGTCGGCATGTCCGAAGCTCATGAGGCCCAAGCCAATCACGGATGCGGTCAAAGCGATGATGTAGATGATGGTGCGCACGGTATTGTTGAAGACTGGCGTGTAGCCGTCTGCATGCTTGGCTTTGTCTACGTCCGCGCTCCAAGCGTTGAGCACTTTGTCGATGTCGGTGTCGGATAGTGCTGTGACATTCGGCGTAGTGTTTGTCGTTGGGTCGATTACCGTGTTGGTGGCGATGGAACCGCCGACGCTGGCCACGTCGGCGATGGAACCGTCGACGCTGGTCACGGTGGCGATGTTAGATAGTCTGGTCACGTCGGCGGTGGCCACGGTGGTGGTGTTCTGGTCTGTCATAATTCCTTCTTTCATTACTTCAAGGCTTCTTCAAGTCGGGTGCCCCATGGCGCGGTCTTGCTTCCCAGAGCGAAGCACGGCAAGGTGCGCCCGCACTGGTTGGCAACCATTTGTAGGGCCTTGACTTGGTCTGGGTGGGTCAGCGTGTGGAGCTTCTGCCCGTCGAAATAGACCAAATGGTTTTCGCCGTTGGGCTGGATGATACACTGCATTGCATTCTCCTCATCGTTGTTGGTTGTGTCGGCGGTTCCGCCGAGTATTTGGTTTGCTTTGCTGATTACATAGTTGACGTCGAGCCCGTTGACGACCTTATCGGGACACCCGTAGTGGTCGGTGCCGGGTATTTCCCGGTGTAGCCATACGTTGCCGTGGAGTCCGTCATACCACAGGCGGCCCCAGCCTTGACGGCGCGCGATATCGGCGCACAGGCGGGCCGAAGCGTCCATGCACGCGCGTGTGCAGGGCACGCCGGCTATGCCGCCCTCATGTTCGATGCTCACCGTGCTGTTGTTGCTCGTATAGTTCGCATCGCTCCCGCTGCCGTCGCTCTCGCTCACGTACTGGTGGATTTCGCCGTTGCCTCCGATGCCGTAGTGTGCTGATGCTCCGCCGGGGCGTTGGAAAACACTGTCGGTGCCTGCGAGGGTGCCGACCATGATGTGCAGGGTGATGTGGCTTATGGCGTAGCCGTTGCGCCCGTTGTAGTGATTGGGGGACCCTATCCATGTAATACCGTTCATGGTTACTCCCTAATCTTCTTTATCATTGCTTTCCTTCTTGTCGACTTTGAAAATATTGAGAATATTCGAGTTGTTTAACTCGGGGTTGATTTTCGCGCAGTTTTCCATGATTGACGTGACTTCAATCAGACAAATACCTGCACATACTGGCATGAATACGGGTAATTCGATTCCCAGATTGATGTATCCCGCACCGTATTCCACGATTAACGCCACGCAAATTATCGCAAGGTAGGCGAATTTGTGTCCGAGCCCCTGCCGCATTTTTTCGCTGGATAATTCGCCGTGCATAATCGCATTGACCACTCCGGTTGCGTAATCGATGAGCACCAATAGAAACACAATGCCGATGACGATTAGCTCATGGGTTGGCATGAATGTTCCTCACTTTCTTATACCTGATTGTTGTAGCAAGCCGCCAAGTATCATGCTGAATTCCGCCTTGATTTGCGGTGTTTCAAAACGTAACCGTCCAACGCGATAAGCGTTCAGTACTTTCTGCGTCATGTCATCGGAACGTTTGAGCATGATGCAATCATTATCGACCAGTCGGTAATCAAACGTAAAATCCCTAGTGATTTTCGGCTGTTTTTTTGAGATGATATACAATACTTCATCGGTATTACTCAATTGTTGATATACGTTGAAAATACCGTATTCGGCGGTCCTTAGCGTGAAAGCATAACCGGCGTTGTTAAAATCACTAATGAGAGTATTAGCGTTATCCCTAAAATCATTATTGATTGCATAATTCGCATAATTTTCATCGTACTTGCGTAGGAACGTGCCGAATTTGGATGTGGCTACCTTGGCACTAAACCCGCCATAATCGGCTAATTCCACCATAACGAAGCCATCGCAATATCGTTGGTATTGCGTGTGATTATCCAACTGCGGCTTAAGGTTAATGCTGAATGCGCTGAAATACGGGTTAGCAAGGGTTACGGCATTACTGCACATGATGACACGAACGCGGTCGTTCCAGCGGTCAACAGTATTATAAAATTCCTCAAGCGCCGTAACCTCGCCCGCAAGGTAACGCATGTTGTCGGGAAAGATTTCATCAAAAACAATGGTTCGCACTTTGGGGTATGCAACTGATTTGACTTGTCCGGCCTGACTGAGGGCGATGAAGTACCCCATGATATGCCATGTTGGGCGTGTCTTGCCGTGCTTGTCCGTGATGGCGTCCCTATCATCCAGCCAGTGACATTCGGCTTGATTCCCCGACACTCGAAACTCTAATTCCGGGTATTGTTCCGCGATGTCTGCAAACCACGTTCCTTTGTTTTTTTGTTCCTCCGCCGTCCGGCGTAGATAGATGAATTGCCAGCGTTTTTTAATCCAGTCGCCGATGACAAGTTTTTTGGCACCGTAGGTTTTGCCGAGGCCGCGAGCGCCGATAATGAACATCCAAGGCGCGTGATAAGATAATACGCGCCCATAATCGTAATAATCGCCCTCACCTAGTAGCCTTTCCATAATATTCATTATATCATACGATAGTGACAGACCGGTAGAGATATCTACCGGTCTGTCGTTGTGTCAGAAGTTCGGTGGTGCGCTGGTGCCGTCCCATACATTCAGGAGCGAGTAGGCGGTGTTGTAGCGTGTCCCGTATGGTCCGAACGGGGATGTATTGAGGATATTATTATACAGTTGGGTGAGTGATGAAGAATGGGGCACGTTCAACGCGCCTGCCGGGCTTTGGTGATAAGCGCAAGTCCACAGTATCTGCATTTTCGCATCATCATACGTCTGCGGGTAGCTCTTGTAATCCTGTGCGAACTGATTACGCTGGCCTTGCCGTGATTCCGTGCGTCGCGCCCACGTCCGGAATGCCGCAACTTCGCTGCCGGTCATTGCTCTATCGAATGTGCCGCCCGATTCCATGAGCGCGGCGATACTCGGCGCGGCGGCGGCAAACGCCTCATATCCTACAGCGTCCACCGCCCTCATCGCGTTCAAGACCTGCAAACGGCGTCCGAAACTCCACTGTGCGATGCCGATACCCTGATTATTTGATTCGACCGCATCCCAGCGCAATGATGACTCAACGGTGCCGATTACATAGAGCGCGTATGAACTTTTCCCGTCGCCCACACTTGGCGTGCCCTGACCCCGGTCGGCGTCCGGCTGACCCGTGCCGCCGCGATACACCCAAGTCTGGGCGCTTGCCTTATAGAAAATGGCCTGCGATGATGTCGTGCCCGAGCCGCTATGATATACGAGATTGTCGCCCTGCAATTGAACCCACGCGGAGATATCGCCGTCCACACTCACGCCCGGGTTATTGCCGCCCGCCGGATTATCACCGGATTCCGGCGGTTCCGGCAATGCCGTTGGATGCAGATAGCCGAGTAGCTGCGAGCCTTTCATAAGCGGTAAGGTTCGGTGTACGGCGGGCGTCGGGTTTTGTGTCAGTACATCGATGTCGTCGCCTTGGATACCACCCCACACGATGGCTACGTGACTGCCGGGGTAGTTTTGACTGCCGAACTTCCAAAACACGACATCGCCCATGCCGGGCGTATAATTTGCGTCTTTTTTTTCAAAAACGCGCCCCACGGCGGATGTGGTGGGGAACATGGTGTAATTGCCGTCCGCGTAGCCTGTCGGGGTGATGCAATCACCTAACGACAGATTGTAATTGTCCATGCAGTATTTTGCCCATAGGTCCCAGCATTGGGCACCGTAAGCCCCGTCCATATCCCAATATTGGTTTTGGGTACGTTCCAACCATGCCTGTACGTCTACCATGATATTAGTATACCCCGTCCGGCGTACCGGACGGGGTATGTTTCACGTGGAACATGAGGATTCCCGATATTATCCATAAATAATAATATACCCCACGACGGTAAGTCGTGGGGTGTGGGGTCGGTGGGTATTGTCAGGCAGTGACAAAATATGACAAAGTTGCCGAAAGATTCAGATTTGATTGCGTTGTGGAGTTCGGGCCCGTTTGGTCTACGTACGGGTATCCTTCGGAGTTGATGCCAAAAAGAAGATGTGCCGGCACGGTATTCTCCGCCCCGATGAAAACATCAAGCAGTTGCCTTAACGCTCCGGCTGGCCTGTATTGTGATGGCATGGCCATCTCTGCCGGATTTAGGCCGCCACTCCAATTTGTCGCCGTGCCGGTTATGGTAACACGCAGTATGACAAGCTTTGCGATGGGGGAGTAGTAGGCATGGTAGTCAATTTTTGCTCCGTAGACGTTATCGGTAGTATGATATACCTCGATAGGGTTGACCCCACTTTTACGCAATGCTTCCAAGGCCGAGTTCGTTGTCGATATTTGGGAGGCATTGGAGCTAATACGGTTGTCAAGCGTTTCCGCGGTCCCGGCATATCCGCCCTGTTTGACAAACGTCGTGTCGGCCTGCGTCTTGGTATACACACTCGTGGTGTCGGCCTTGCCGGCAACCGTGCCGGATAGTGAGCTGACAGTCCCCTGCAATGCCGTCAACGCAGTGTTTTCCGCCTTGCCGTCGATGCTGGACTTCAGCGCCTGCGCGGTCTGAGTGGACGTGACGCCGAGCGCGTTGAAATACGATTCCTGTTTGGCGATGTCGGTCTTATTGGTCTGCGCAAGTTGCTTCGCCGCGTCCGCCGCCGCCGTCGCGTTGTTCGCCGCCGCCGTCGCCGTGGTGATGTTGGTGGCGTTGGTGTACATCTGATTGTCGATTTTCGTCATGGCGTCGGTGAAGTCACCGCGCCATGACGGGCGGTCGTTCGGGTTGTCGCCAAACGTCGGCAGATTATAATGCCCGGTATGCTGTGTGGTTGACATTGGTCTACTCCTTTTTACTGTTATTTAGCGGAACCGACGCGGACGATGCCGTTCGCGTCCTTGTACATGGAATCAAGCTCGGTCGCCGTCAATCCGAGCTGTGTCGGATGCGAGACGGTTTTATCGGCCTTGCCTGCAAGCCCCGAGGTGAGGGCAGAGGTGGTGGCGAAACCGCTCACGTCCGGGATGTCGGTTTTCCTGGCGATGGTGGTCGCCACGCCAAGAGGGGAACCTTCGGTACCGTTACCGGTGAGGTCTGCGGTGTGCGCCACGGTCTTAAGCCCGCCCGCTGTGGCTGATGCGATGTCGTCCGCGTTCCGCTTAAGCTGGGCGTCAATCTTCGTCATGTCGCCGTTATAGTCACCGAGCCATGTGGGGTGGTCGGTGCCTGCGAACTGTGAGAGATTATAGTTTCCGGTATGGTTGGTTGCGGTCATAACTGTTATCCTTTCCTATCGAAATTGTCGGCGGTCGGATTGCGTTCGACATAGCGCGCATCGGCCTCGGATTGCGTGATGTACGCCATGTCGGCGGGCGGATTCTCGGGCATGGATTTCCCGTAGGGGAATTGGGTTCGGCCCGGAAAGTCGCCGGGCACGCAATTGTCCACTGCGGTTGCCCTCAGGTCATATTCACGTGCCTTCAGCGACAGCCCGTCGTACTCCTGCGCGGTCAACCGCATGTTGTCATAGTCGCCCCAGAACAATCCGTGATTGCGCGCATTGTCATACATGCCGCCAAGCACGTCCCCGAGCGGCTGCGTGGTACCGTACACCGGAGAGGTTGCCACGCCCTGCTGTTCCATCTCATGAATCAGAGCCAGCAGTTCCGCGCGTAAATCGGCCATAGCCTTGTTGATTTGCGCCACGGTATCCGCAAGCGCCTTGTCCACGGATGCCGCGAGGTCGGTGGTGGTCTCCTCCAGTCTGCTCAAATCGCATTGGAGGGTATCGAGATTATGGCGTAGACATTCAATCAACTGCAACGTGGTCAATCCGTCCCGATACGTGAAAGGAACCGACGTGGGCACCCCGTCAAACAAGCATTGCCGTGGAATCATCGCGTGAATGGCAACCATGATTACTCCCATTCTCCATAATTATGGCAGTTACTGAAAATAGTATCATACGAGCCCCACACCTGCATGAAACACGGTTCGAGGCTTCGCACGATTTCCATGTCCACGTTGATGATGGCGTTACGGTATTCTTGTATGAGGCTCATGGCGCTCTGGGAGCGGCCCGACGTGTGGGATTTGGTGCTCCCATCTGTAGCGTCGGGTTGCCATTCCGTGCTGGATGTACTATGGGACTGGGAAGAGGTATCTTGCGTGCTATGGCTACTGCCGTCCGTATCCGCTTGCGCCTGATTGGCATGAGTCGCGTATCGAGCAAAATCACCTTGCACGCCGGTTGCGGGCACTTCCGAGTCGTAAGACTGGGACTTGGTGCTACTTGAGCTGGTGCCGTCCGAAGAGCTTCGGGTCGCACTATCCTGAGAGGCGCTGGTTTTGCCGCTGGACTGGGCTACAGTATTGGACAGGCTTTCACTGACCATTTCTATAGTGTTCAATGGGTCATATTTCAAAGCTAGCGTCCTGTAGCGCTCATTAAAATATGGCATGATTTCCGACATCGTCATCCCCAGATAAAAGATGAACTGTTGCGCGGTTTCCTGTCCTATCTCCCGAAGCGCGTAATGGCGAATGATTTTCTCGTTCAATTCCGCGCGATGACCTTCATCGTAAATCGGGTAATAGTCGGCGCTGAGATGCAGTTCGGCGTCCGTGTCGTATCCGAACGCAATGAGATTGCCCAATGTTTCCGTGTATTCGCCGGGCGTTGCCATCGCATAGGCGCTGAAATCCTGTGTCATTACAATACACCTCCGATACCCGCGTCGTATGACGCGGGCATGTCGATATCAGTTGTACCATTGGCGCTGGAATCCAGCGCGTTGGGCACTCCGGAGCTTTGCGCGTCCGCATACTCCACCCACACGTTCAGTTGCGGCCACAATCGGTTGATTTCGGTCGCCGCCGCCTGCCGCGCCTTGAGAAAACTCAAACGAAACACGTCTACCTTTTCATTGGCTTGCGCCACCTCATCGGAAATGAGCCGTTCTTTTTTCTCGGTGCCGCTGGACTGGATGCCCAAATACCCCAGCACCTCGTTGGTTACCTGCGCTTTCTGCTGTACAAACTTGTCCAGCAGATACGGGGTCGTGTTGGGCCACGGCTGGAACATGCTACCGGGGTCCAGCGAATCGTATCCGATAATATAGTCCTGACCATCCTGCCGCTGTTGCAACATGTTTTGCACGGTGAGCTTGGTACGCGGGTCGGCGGTGATGATAGTGGGAAGTTTCAGGCTCTCCAAATTGACGTCATACGCCTTGTCAATGTCCGCCAATCGTCGCGCGTACTGCCATAGGATGTCCTTGAATGACATGCGCATACGATTATCCCAAATGGGGATGCATTCCCGGCCCGCCTTGAGCTGCTTATAATGGTAGTTGACGCCCACCGGCTCGAAGCACGTCGGATTATTGTAGACGTTCAATCGGCCTTGATATCCGGCCTGTGTCACGAGGAACCGGCCTATACGTTTGTCCTCGAAAAACAACGCGCAACCGTATTCGCACAGACACATTTCCAGCCATCGCTCATCCACGGTCGGCGGCAGCCCCCGCCAACTGAACCGGTTCAAAGCCAGTTCCGCCAGCAAATGATAGTACATTGCGTCAAGGTCGGCGGCGCGCGCCTTGGCGTAATTGCCACGCGGATGCAACGCGCCGCCCCTACGATTCTGATTTTTCCTCGACCTAGACATGCCTCTAGTATAGCACTAGAATGAGATGCCCGGCAATGGGTCGTTATCCGCCCAATCGGTCACGCCGATATCATCCGGGTTAGTCCATATAGTAGCCCCAGACTCGAACACGCCTTTAATGGTCTGCCGATACTGCTCGGGCAAATCACCTCGCACGTAACACTCTTGCATCTGCCAGTAGGTGAATTTTGTCATACATTCCAGCGATTGCGGCGGCGTGATGAAACGCTGGATAAAATACCCGTAACGCAACATGTACTCTCCGACGCTCCGCAGAGCTGAGGGTGCGCACGTCTTAAATCGAACCAACACCCCGACAATACCGTTCGCGAGGTTAAAACCGTCTCCGCCGATGGCACCGGATGTGGTCGGGGGTGTTAATTGCATCTGCTGTACCTGTGCATTGATACCCGCAATGGTGTTTTGATAGTCTCCGAACGCGGAACGTTGCGCGTAATCCGCGTTCATATCCGCCATATTTTGGGCCAACTGGTTTGAAAGCGCTGTAGTCTGAGAGCCGTATGTGTTGGCCTGACTTGTTGTGGCCGCGTTGGTACTCAGCGAGTTCGCCGTGGAAAGTTGGGCGGCGGTATTGTTGATACTGCGGTTTGCTTCAGTGTTGACACCATTCATGACCGCACCGCCTAATGCCGATACCGCGCCCCCGACATTGCCCGAAGCGGCGTTACCCGCCACCCCGACCACGCCGTTAACCACGTTATTCAGCTGTGCGAGGTCAGCTCGCTGATTGTTGATATACGTCGTGTTGTCCAGACTGGTGTTAAGCGAGGTTGCTTGTATCGCGTTATTGGCGTTGCGGTTGCCGATAGCGAGTTTGTTGGCTTGGGTATTGTACTGGTTTTGCATGGCCGTGGCCGCGAGAGACTGACTGATGCCCATCTGCGCTTTTTGGTACGCCCAGTCAGCGGACTGTTGGCTGTAGGAACGAGTGTAGGCACTGTTTGCCATTGCCAACTGTGCGCCATTGTTGACTATCACAAATTGAGGGAAATTGCTGATGCCAAACGCGGCGTCCAACATTTCCCCGCTATCAATGGGCAACCCATTGTTTTTATCAAGAGGAGCAATCTCGCTTGCACCCGCCTTATTGTACCCAACCGGGTAAAAGTTCAAGCGCGCGCCATTGGGCGCGTAATTATGCACCTCTCTAATAACCAGATTATCGCTTTGGATATTTTCGGGCTTATAGGTGATATTAGTGCCATTCAAGCAAGTGCATTCAACAGTAGAATAGGGGTAGCATTTGAGTTTTTTAAGGTTTTTATAACGTTTAGGGATATTAAAATTATCACGAAAATCATTAATGGTAATAATGTCTTCATATCTGCTGGGCGCATTTGTGGCCGACTGGGGGAAACGGTAGATACGATTATTTAATTCCGAAGGGAGTGTTTTCCCAAACAGCTTATCTACGACATAGCCGGATTGCTTAAGAAAGTCATCATCTAAAGAGGGTATCATGTACATGTTTACAATACCCTGTGTTATCCATGAAAAAGTAGAGCCCACTCCCATAAACACTTGGATAGACTGGATGTCCTTAAAGTACAGTATTTCAGCACCGTTAGCCATGTTCTCAAACAGAGAGCCGCCCGCAGTAGTGAGAGACGGTTTTTCCTGACTGCCCGCGTCCGCTGACAAATCTACCGTGCTCACGACTATTACGCCGTAATTCAGATTTTTCCCGTCCATGCTGATAAGAGACTTGTACTGTTGGATTACCGTCACCATTTCGCTACCGGTGTCCAGCCCTTCGGGTAGTGCGAGATAACTGCGACCATAATCGGTCATCTGGTTTTCGTTGGCAATGCCGATATGGCCCCGCACCACATAGCATGAACCAAACCTAAGTACATGCTGGAACGACTGCCAAACGTCCAACTGTACAGTGAGCTGAGTAGTGTACGCATTGATGTAATCCACGTGGTTGATGAAATAATACCAATACCGTGGCGCTTCCAAGTCGGGGTAGTCGTTATACACCACGACATAGTTGTAGTTGGACGCCTCGTTAAATGGCAGTTCGACGCGCACGGGTTGGCCGAACATGTGCATGACTCCATGCACCCTGTCAATGCCGGGCCGTCGGTCGAACCATTCCTGTTGTTTCTGCGGTGATTCGAACCGGGCTAGGTCACGGTAACTACTATCCCACGGCACGTTACAGAGTTTCAGCGACGTGTTGGGCGTCCATTGAGCCCAGTTAAACGTCGCCTCGACGTTAGGGTTGATATCTCTCAGCATACTATCCCTTTCATAAAGAAGGGAGTGTTTCACGTGAAACACTCCCTTTTATTATATCGCAGATTAGGCGACTGTCAGTGCCTGACCGCTGACACCGAACAGCGCTGCCGTCAGCTTGGTGGAACCGGCGGCCACTCCAGTGACTAGGCCGGTATTGTCCACTAGGGGTTCGCGTCATCAATCATCATCCAACCTCCGGTATGACAAAGCCCGGAGCGCTCACGTGGCTTGCGCTCCGGGCCTTGTCCTGCATCACACCGTGAGAGAGGGTAGCCAGTCAGCTACCCTCTCATTGTATCACTAGGATACTGTCACCTGCTTCTTACCGGACACGCCGAACAGCGTGGCGGAGATATCAGAGGTGCCCGCCTTGACGCCCGTGATAACACCCGACTCGGACACGGTGGCGTTGGCCGGGGTGCCGGATGTCCACGCGGCCTGCGCGGTCACGTCGGCGGTTCGACCGTCAATCATGGTCGCCGTAGCGGTCGCCTGTGCCGTATGACCCACAGTCACACCCGAGGCATTGACGGCAATCGACGCGATGATAGACGGATTGAATCCGATGACGCCATCGCCGACCACCGGCACACTCAGAGCGGCGGACACGGTGTCCGGCACTTCCGGCGTCGCCGGATTCGTATACAGGGCGGTAGCCGTGACCGGAATAGCGGTGTTCGGTTCGTCAAGACCGACCACCAGCACGCCGGTGGGCGAAATGTACGTGTAATCGCTCTTCGGCTTGGCGGTGTCGCCAATACGATACTCAACCGCATTCGAGCGGAACGTGGCCGTGCCATCGTTGGTAATGGTCGTATCGGCAGTGACCTGCACCGCTCCGCCACGCGCCACGTTCTCCGGCGTGGTCGAACCGCCGCCGTACATAGCGAGCTTAAGTTGGAAGGTCGGCGTCTTGGCCGTCGTACCGGTAGGTGCCACCACGTTCGTGGTGGCGCCCTTTCCCGTCCAGAACATGATGGCGGGGGCGAAGCCGGACACGCTAATGATGTGCTGGATATGCAGGTAATGGTTGACCGAATTGATGTTGACCGGGTTAACCTGCTGGGTCATCCCGCTGATAACGGGAATGTCAATGAGGAGCTTGTCCGTGGTGAGGATGGCCTGCACGCCGTCCATGTCGAACTTGTCTTGCGGGATGACGATAATCCGGTCGATGGTCGGCTCGGCGTCCGTGCGCTGGAACACTGTGGCAAGGCCCTGCACGTCAAGCGCGGACTTGACTTCGGGCGAACAGAACAACACGAGTTCGTCCGGGCGGGCGAACGTCGGCATGTGACGCGCATTATACCGGGTGCTGACAAACTTCAGAGTGTCCGCCCATGCGCGAATCTGACGCAACATGTCGCGGGCGTCCGTTTCCGTCGAACCCATGTTATTGAGGTCATGCTCCATGTGGACACGCCAATAGCCGCCGAGCTTCGCATACTCGACGAACTGGTGGCACATGGCCTCAAAAAGGTCAACCTCGGCGGCATTGTAACAGGAGGTGAGAATCTGGGAAGTGAGCGAGGCCAGACCGTTTTCGGACGTAAAGGCACGCTGGAGCGTCTTATCAGCCGTGGTCGCCGGATAGAAATGGGCAAAGTCCAGACGGTGATAGAGCGAATCCACGTCGATTTTCCACTTGCGGAAATTATCCGCGCCGAGATATTCCGCGTCCGGGTCATAGACCTGAGCGAGCGGCATGCCCACGGCGATTTCCTGCCACGTGTCGCCATACGCCTGAGATGCACGCTGGAACACGCTCAGCGGGTTGTTCCAACGCCACGTGTTCACGTAGGTGCCGCCGATACGGTTCACCAGCGCCGAATAAAACTCGTTCTTCAGTTGGGTGGATGACATGAGGGTGGCCATCTGCCTATCCATGTTCATCTGGGTGGCCGAGGGCATACGCCGCTGATATTCGGGTGATGCCTCGTTACGAATCATATTGAGAATCTGTGCGTTATTGAATTCGGTGAGCGGGCGAAGCTGCTGCTTCGGCGTCACCACTGGAGTGGTTGACATGATAATCATTCCTTCCTAATCACTAGTCTTCAAATAGGTCATCGAATGTACTGTAGGTGCCGTTGTAGTCATCGTCGGTCATTTCAGCCGATTCCGGCGTCGCGTTATCATCCGGGCCGTCGTTGAGCACATGGTCGGCTGCCGCGTCGCGCATCGCCTCAATGGTTTTGGACAATTCCGCCACGGTCGCTTCCAAAGCGCTGAGACGGTCGGCCATGTCGGCGGTCTTGTCGTCGCCTGCGTCCTCGGGTTCGCCGTCGTCCTGCGTTTCGGGCTCCGGGTTCGGCGTATTGTCATCGGCGGTCGCGTCCGGTTCGGCGTCGGGCGTGGTGTCCGGCTTGTCATCGTTTTCGGTATCGTCCATAATCACCTCTTAAAGTAGGGGGCATGGCAGCAATCACGCTGCCATGCCGAATTGCTAGGCTGTGCGGGCTCCTTCGCCGTCGCTGGGCGCTGGCTGCGCACGTCTACTTCCGACCGAATCGCCTTACCGACTTGCCTCACGGTCGGGCCATCGAATCGACTTGGGACGCACACCCCGCTACCAACTATCATAGCACAAAAACATGGCCGTCATCATTGAGATGACGGGACCCCGGCAGAAACTCATCATAGGGGATGGGGGCGGCACGATGCACGCCACTCAAACGCATTACCGTGTCACCATTCGTTTCCACGCCGCAATATTTACGATTGCCGAGAATGCGGAGCCTCTCATAGGTATGGTCGTTTTTCCACGCCCCAAGCTTCCGGTTATCCGTTTCCACACCTTCGGGCGCGTCCAACCCTTCCAATATCATGCCGTCGGTGTCGGCGTAGAGTACGCGGTCGGCGTTTGCGTTCATCGCGCGGGATAGTGTTTGACGCCCGTAGGCGTTGACATAGGCGGCGGTCGGAAGCCACGCCAGACTGTTGGCCGACTCGGGCTTGTCCACGGTAAAATCCACACCCCCGTCCGCCGATGGTTTCGGGTGCAGCATTGGCCGGTACAGCGAGGCCCCGAATTTTCCTACCAACGAGTTCAGTAACAGTTTCGCTATTTGCCGACGCTCTCCGGTTGCGGTTTGTTTTACGCAAAACCATTTATCGACATAGTTGTAATAAAGTCCGTGCGATTTACGGAATTTCCAACCGCCGACATGCTCCCACACATGGATGTCATAGTTTTCGGTCAGCGTTTCCCAATCCACATCCGTGACTGGCATAGTTACGACGCCTAACGTACTGTCCAAGCGTTCGCCCTCATACCCCCATACGGGTAGGATGTTGGTGAGCGTCGCTGTTTTCCCCTTTTTCAATCTTGCATCAAACGCAATGATATCGATATGCAGTGGATAATCATTGTCATGTCGATATTCGCCGTCATACCATATGGGTGAGTCTACCGGCATGGGTGTATCGCGCATGATACTCGGGTAGAGGCTATTTACGTCCCAGCTCCGGCAATCCCGGTATTCGCCCGGCTTGCTGTGTACTATCGCCCCATAGTAGGCGGGGCGCATCCGATGATAATCGTTCTTGTCCAATGGTGGGAAATGGCGTTTGAATCCGGCGTAATCCCCGTCGATATAGTCGGTCATCGCCATGGATGCTATCGTAGTGCCCTTGAAATTCAGGGCGGCGCATTCCTGTGCGATGTTCCACGTGGTTTCCAAATCGTCCGCACCGCCGAATGTTTCACGTGAAACATTCAGCCCATCGTCACGCGTGACATTGCGCACGTCCATAAAATCCACGGTGATGCCGCCCATGCGCACGCGGAAACTGTAAAAATGGCCACGAATATTAAAAGTGCCCCATATGCCATTCTTGGCCGGATTGGATTGTAATGGGAGTCGTTTCAATAGTTCGGCGGCTATAGGCTTGATGTCCTGCCATCCGTGGGCGCACCATACGCGCGTATGATAATCGAGCATGGTGAGGCGGATGATGGCGGTTGCCGTCAATGGTTCCATACCGTCATCCGTCAATAGTGTTGCGCCGTCTGTTGCCGCCGTTCGACGCTCTCTCATGATTCCATCCTTTTAGTGTCGTGTCGCGCTGGTCATCCATTCATCAAGTCGCGTCTCCACGTCGCCCGCATCCGCTTTTACCTCCCATTTATGTGTCTTATCATTATACCATGCGGCTTCTCGTACCACGATGCTGAAATTCGTGTTGTTTATCAGCCATCGTTTTTGACGGTTCGACAAGGAGGCGAATTTTTGGGCTATGCTAGAATCGAATGCCTCAAGCTGCTGTGAGACCCTATCAAAATCCGCAACCCCCTCGTTCTCGGAAATTTTTCTAGTACCTGCATGCAATGGCGCTCGGCCTATAAGCCCAGCGTATTCGAGTATCTCTCGTTCAAGTCTCCGCCGGCTCCCTTCTCGTATCATCACACGCGCGTGGCTTATTCCACGCTCCGAACCGAACACGTTCGCACGGTTGCGTGTGAGTTCGTCTCGCGCCGAACCGCCGACCGTGTGAGTGCCCAACACGTCAAACGGCGACTCTCCCGCACGTTCCATCTCACGCATTTCAGCCACGGTGTAGCGGGCCATACTCAACGCCTCGAATTGTTGGGCGCGTTTGATTTTCTGCCGTGCTTCGATACGGCGGCGTTGTTGCTGTCGTAATGTTTTCCGACGTTTTGACGGGGCGGCGGCGATTTCCGCATCGGTAATCGGCGGGCGCGCCGCCAGCACCCTATCAAGTTTCGTGATATGCACGTCGGGAACGACTTGATACGGTTCATTGTCACGCGCCCTTAAGGCTTGCTGCTGCTCCCCGAATTCATGCCCAATGCGGCGTGCGACCTGTTCGAGCTGCTGGGCGCTGAGTTTGCCTAGGAATGTTTCGGTGATTTGTTTTGGGAGGCGTCCGTTACTGTAATCCCTTACCGCTCGTTCTTGACGTACCTGTGCAGACCTGATGGCGGCGTTACGTTTCAGATTGTTGGCGCGTCGGTTGTTTTTACGTTTAGCCACGGCCCCTCCTCTTATAAGTGTAAAACACCCCCCCCGCCGTAAGGATGGAAACGACGGGGGGGTGAGTCTGGCGGCAACATCCCTATAGGGACATTACCACGCTATCATATGATGTGGACAAAGAGGCTACCCACGGTCTTTTTCCGACACTAGTTCGAGGTCAAAGAATTTAAATCCACGGCGACTCCTCTTTTCCACAACCTTGAGAACAATCGGATGGCTCCACTTGTCCGGCGTGCCGAAAATGGCGAACAGATTGCCAAAAGCGTGCGCCAACGTGGGGGAGGCGGCGGCAAAGTCGCCCTCCTCCGCATGAATAACGACGCGGGTAGAAGGGTTGATTTCGCCCGTTTCCTGATTGGTAACCTCTATGGCCTGCGCCAGCACGTTGGTCACGTGCAATGGCTCATTGAGACGCTCGTCCACCTTGTCGGCGGTCTGCATGGCGTTGTACAGCGCCATTTTACCGTCCATAGTGGTGGTGTCGAAGAAGTGTGACACGGCGTTGGTACCGTTCGCCGCAAAATTATTGCCGTTTGTTACGGTCAGTTCGTTGTCAGCCATGATTATTGTTGCCTTCCTTATAATGGTTTATTAATTATTTTCCTCGGAGATGATATCATCTTCAACCACGTTGCCGTTCATCGACCCCGGATACTCGATGATGGTATCATCTCCAAATTCACAATTAGCCCAATAGATTGCCTCATCCATGCGCGTTACCTGCGCATGATATTCAGCGGACATGGGCAACATGTCCTTGTTGATCTTGCGGGCTTTTTTCATTGCCATGTCAGCCGTGCGACACGCGCCGTCCACGACCACCTCGGCGTCCACGAGTTCCCCGTTTTCGCCGCGCGTAACACCGCTCACAATACTATAGTGCTTGGCTCGCTTAATATATGCCATAATCATACCTCTTTCTTCTTAGTGTTGCTGCTGCTGTGACATTCTTGCGATGTCTTCATCAGTATATCGAACCTCGGTCAGGTTGTCAAAACAGAGAGACGCAATTTTGATGATGGTCTGAGCAAACTCATCACCCTCCCAAGTCTTGCACATCTCGTAGCAAGTCGCGCCCTTGACATGACAGACCGCGCACCACGCCACCATCGCCGGACAATAAACAAGCCCGGACAACATTTCAATGTCCTGCGTTCGTGATAATGCGGCGTACATTGATGAATGAGGCGAGATGCTTAGACAAATGTTCGCCGCGTGTTCGATACTGTCGGCAAACGCCACTTGACCGCCTTGGGGTTTATAAAAGTCCTTGAGTAGTGCTATACTACGACACAATGCCTCCCAATCGCCATCACCTTTATTATATTCCCGCAAGTGCAGGTTACGCCGACGGCCACGAATGACACGGCGCACACGGTCATCATCCAAAATACCGTCATCAAACCAATTCGTGCGGTCATCATTACTCTTCATTTTCAATATCCTTCACCTCCATAGTCACAGTAGGACAACCTTTTAACAAACACTTCGCATTACATATCACTAACGCCTTTCAATCAACAAAGTATTAGCCAACGCCATCGCGTCAACCAGCATATGAGCCACCTGCGCATAATCGCACGCATCAAACGCCACAGCCGACCAAATCAAACTACGCCTGCCACCAGACTGAGACCGCCTCGATACCGCATACCGCAGTTCATACATCCGATTATGAGGACAATACACCAAACACACATCACCGTCCTTAAACCCGGACGGAAACACGGACACAACCTCATCACTCACCATCATCAAACACCCCCCCAAACGACAAACGCACCTTGACAATACCATTCAAAAAACCCGTTCTTGGGTCAAACGAGGAATGCTTAAAACCAGCATACACATCAAACCCGGTAAACACATCGCGAACAACGTCAAGCACGCCATCCAACGCCTTATTAAACGTATCCGCCGGATACGGGCCATACACACCCACATACTCAGACGTGAGCTCATATACCGTAAAATCATCAGGCGTAACAGTAAAACACCACATATTAATCACACCCACCTTCCCCCATAAGTCCTATAAAATTCCTTAAAATCAAAATTACGATAATACTCAAAACCATCATCCAAGTCAACAAAAGACCTCATCGGAATCCAACGGCCACACATCCCATCATACATTTGAAACTGATAATCAACCCCACAGTAACCGCAAGTCGCCTCACGCCACCGAAAACGACGGTCTAAACCCGTGTACGTGTCAACAACAGTAAAATAATGCCACATATCAACCGTCATCCTTCCATGTTCCTCGGCTGATACTCACATTTGCCATCACAGTAATAACGCGGTACAGCGAACACCTGAACAAGTTTCATGCCCATCTCATCATCACCGTTTCCTCACCATAAAAACGCTCAGGATTCTCAGAAACAAACCTCACGAGGCGATAAATAAAGCCCACCATATTATCCATAGCCGAACAAACCTCACCAGAACAAGAATCATACGTTTCAGTGAAGAATTTTACAACCACAAACCTCTTTAGACGATAGCGCAAGATAAGAACCTCTTTCCCGTCCAAATCACCAGTCTCAAAACAAACAGAAATACCAGTCATCTCAACCACCATCCTTTCCGCATTCCTTGGTTGATACTTATATAATACCACACCACAAAAACACAACACGCCGAACAACACAAAAAACTATAAAAAAACTACGCGCTTAAAATATAGACAAAACCACACGCTTAAAACCTGAAACAAAACAACACGCAGAATCAACAACAGAAAAGAGGCAGGCAAAACAGAAGACAACAGAAACGATAACAGATGGCAGAACAAGAACGGCAATAAAAAACACAAGACAAAACGCAAGAGCAAGACACAGAACAGAACGGTTGTGGAAAAAGGATAGCTGCTGGGGGCCCTCCCCTATCTATACAAACATCGTAAAAATTATCTTTAAGCTCAATAACCAAAG